TCAGAACCATCTAATGTTGACATATCTAACAAGTTAATTCTTGTTGAATCAGATAGAAGATCCGTCCCATAATACAAGTTGCTCTTTTGTGCTGCAACTAATTGATTGTCTGGCATTCCTGGACATACTGCAATTTTATAACCTTCAAATACAGGCTCATAATCACCGTTCATATTGTAAGCGTTTACATAACCTAATGTAGAAACAGCGCTTATATAGAAAGCGTAAGTCTTTGGATTCATATAAATATGTAAATCATCTTTAGTTAAAACTGGTGATATGTTAGCAGCCATATCTGCAGTTAATGTTTGTAGGTTTAATATAATGTTTGAAGCATCATAAGCACCTGATGCACTTGATTGTATAACTGTTGCATCAACACCTGGTAATAATAAACCAACTGTTGCAGCTAGAAAACCAGCTTTAAATTCACCGTTACCATCGTCACCAGTCCAAATAGATGTTTCAGTGCTATCTGCAATAATTTCACCCATATAAGAAATTACATAATCTTCAAATCTTGGTGGTGGTGGCGCACCTGCACCTGCACGCATTTCTAATGCTTCCCAAGAATCTAATAATTCTTTTTTACATAAATCAATGTTAATTTGTAGATTCTTTGGCTCTAACACTTTTTCAGTTAAATCAAGTGTTCCATTTGCAGTAAAATTACAAGTTGCATTTCTTACTACGTCTGCACCAGCCATTCTTTGAATGTTGCTTTTAAACTTAATGTTTTCGATAGATGTTAAATAATCTAACGATTTTACTTCTTTTAGTGCTGCACTGATGTAAAAACCAGCCGCTTTACCACTAAAATTTGATGTTGTTGTTGGTTGAGTTGACATTTTTAATTATTTTAATTATTATTTATTTAAGTTGTATATAAACCTTTCTTGTCTAGAAAGTTTATTATAATCTTTTTTACTAAGTGCAACTTTTTCACTGCTAAACTTGTTTGTGTTTATTGGTGCGTCTGCTGGACTTTCTGCTAATTCAGTTTTTAGTTTTTCGTTTTCTTCTTTTAACTTTTTAATTTCATCTTCTGCTGAAAACTCAACTACTTCAGTTGTTTTAGTTGTAACAGTCTTAGGACTATCACCTCTTGGTTCTACTACTTCTTCTTCAGTAGTTTCTTCACTCATTTCTTCTTTGTCCTTACCATACTCTTTTACAAGTTCTTCAACTGCTTTTTCTAACTTAGTCATTCTTTCTTCTATTTCCTCATACTTATGATTTGGCTTGTGCTTTAGTTCTTCTTCTGATGCTTCTACTTCTTCAACTTCTTCTTCTGTTTCTTCAGCTTCACCTTCCATAATTTCAGCTACTTTACCTTCTTCTTCTACTTTAACCTTTGTGCCATCTTCCATTACGTATAATCCAACAGGTAATGGTATTGTAGTTCCATCTTCAGTTAATACTGAAATATCTACACCTACTTCTAATGTATCTGATTCTGATACAATAATTGTACCATCTTCTGTTTTAGATTGAAAACCTAATTTAACTTCTTCTTCAGTTTCCAAACCTAATGCTATTTTAATTTGCTTTTTTAAATCCATAATGTGTTCTCTTTAATTAAAGTTTATACTATATGATAGAATAATTATATATTTATTTGATTTTTAAATTATTTCAATAATTTTAGTGCATCTTTCATTGATTTAATATCTTGTGCTAAATTTGGTCTATCATCTAACACTTTATTAATATCAATACCTAATTCTTTAGTTTGTTTTACTATTTTATTATATGGTTTTTGCAACTTTTCAAAATCACTAATATTTTTATTTACTTCTTTTATTAATTTTTCTTTTTTACTAAATATATCAGCAACATCTTCTGTTAAAGTTAATGATTTCTTTACTGCTTTATTATAATCACTTTTAAATTCCTTTACTGTACTTAACTCAACCTTTTGTGGTTTATTAGTTTCTCTTATAATCTCATTTAAAGCACTAATTATATCTTGATCTGTTACTTTCTTTTTCATGTTATTGTAAATGTTTTAAAGTTCCTTTGCCACCTATTTTTATAATTATATCTATTGTTTCTTTTGTAAATGGCTTCATATTATGCTTTTAATCTTAAAAATTTAGTTAAAATATCTGATGCTTCTTGTGCTTTTTTTCTTACATTCATAGCTACTCTTATATCATCATCTAATTCGCTTACAACATTTTGTACTCCTAATTCTTTTGCTTGTTTTTTAAGTTTTTCAAATTCACCAACTATATTAAAAATATCTCCACTAAATTCATTTCCTTCTTTACTTAATTTAGCTACTTGTGATACCCAACTACTATATTTTTTTATTAATTTAGTATATTTACCTCTTACTGAACCAATAGTTGCCAATTCTACTTTTTTAATTTTTTTTTTTTGATTAATTATTTCTCTTAATGCTTGTCTTATTTCTTCATTTGTAGGTTTATTATCTGACATTTTTTGCATTTTATCTACAAAGTACCCTTCTATACTAAGCCCTACTAGTTCACCTTCTTTTATCTTGTTCCATAAATCATCATTGTCTATACGCATCTTTACAAACCAAGTGCCATTAGGTAAATCAAAACCATACATTTTAGATTTGTCCATATCACCTTCTTTAATCCAACTTTCAACAGTTAATACACCTGATACTCTATCTTGATGTTCATACGTTGCTTTATGGTGGTTATTATGCTTTAGATATAGTTCTGCTGCTTGTCTTACAGTATCTTTACTAAAATACACATAATACTCACTATCAGTTTGAGGATTGTATCTAAATATTTGTTTATTAGGTATTAATGCAGGACTTACTAACATTCTTTTTTCTTCATCTACTTTTGCAAATGTAAGATTGTGCTTTTCTTTACCAAAATATACAAAGTTTTCTTCTATTGCTGGTGCTGATACTAAACTAATAGCATCTATTGCTAACATTTCGTTGTTTTCTTCTATAACTAATTCAACTATTTTTGTAGGTTTCTTTTTCATATTATCTTAAATCTTTAATAAATTCTCTTGATAGTTTTGCTAATTCTTTAGATTTTAAACTTACAAAACTTAAATTTTTTGGATCATCTACACCTAAATCTGATAATTGTTTTCTTATAAAACTTGCTTCATCCATTATTTTATTAAAATTTTCTTCTAAATCTACAAATTTTTTAGCCATACCTCTAACTTCATTTACACTTTTATCAAATAATGTTATATTTTTATCTAATTTTTTCTTTATATCATCAATAGCACCTAATTCAACTTTTTCTAATTTAGGTTCTGCACTTAAATTAAACTCTTTTAATTCTTTAGCGTATTCATCATAGGTCTTTTTACCTAATGGTGTAGGATATTCTTTCATTTTATTATATTTATTAGGATTAGCTTTATCACATTCTTCTTTAGTATCGTATTTACATTCTCCTGTATTACCATACTTATATTTTCCATCTTTGCATTTTTTACACGGCATATTTATATATAGACAATTTTAATATTTGTTTGATTTTAAATTGTTGCCCTTCTTCTTATCGTTGCTAACTTATCTTGACTATTAGTCATATCATCTGTTACTACAAACGCTTGTACAGGTTCTGGTGCTTGTACTCCACCTAAATCAAATGCACCACTTAACATTTGAGGTGCTGGTGTTTGTGCTGATGCACTTGGTGCTGATCCTCCACCACCACTTCCTACATCTGTTTGTAATATGTTTCTGACATTAGCTAAACCTGCTGCTATTATTGCTGCTGCTTGTATAAAACCAATAGGTGAACCTGCACCTGCTGCTAATGCCTTATTTGCACCTGCATAAGTATCAATTATTGCACCTGCTACTGCTAACGCTTTATTTTCTCCTGCTAAACTACTTAATGCACCTGCTAGTTGTCCATACGCTTCTAATTGTGCTTGTGCATTATCTAATGCTACTTGTTTTTGTTCTTTTAAAGTATCTGCTTGTTCTTTAGTTAAAGCAATATCTTGTGATTTTTGTTCACTTCTAAAACCTTCTATTTGTGCTAATACTGCTGCTTCTTCTGTTTGTGCTTGTATTAATGCTAAATAATCTGCATCATTTTTAGTTAAATCAAATTGTGCTTGTGCTGCTTGTGTAACCGCTTCTGCATTAGCTAACATAGCTTTTTCTTGGTCATCTAAAATAGTTTTTAGTTGCGCACTTGCTGCCATTCTATCTTCCATTGATCTAGTTTCATCATCTCTAATTTGTCTTTGAATTTCAGCTTCTCTATCTTTTTGTTCTATAATTTGTTGATTTAATGCTGCTGCTATTTCTGCACTTTTATTCAGTTCTACTAAATTTTCTGCCGCTTCTAATGTACCTTTTGCATATTCTTTTATTGCTTTAGTTCCTTTTGTTACTGTTTCTGTAATTTTATCAACACTATCATCAACACCTGTCATTACATCAACACTTTCTTTACCTGCTTCTTTTAAACTTGATAATGCACCTTCAAAATCTCTTGCAAAAAATTTCATAAAAGCATCTCCTAAATGCCCAAACACATCCATTAAGCTATTAAATCTTTCTATAACATTATCTACTATTGCATTACCAAAGTTTTTAAGTGATTGTACAGGATCTTTAAAAATAGATTTAAAATAACCTACAACTGTGCCTATATTGCCTTCTAAAAATTTAAATAAATCATTAAATGCAATATTTAAAAATTGCATAGCAGTTTCAAAAGCATCTACTACTTTTTGGTTTTGTCTAAACACATCAGCTAATTTTACAAATAAACCTACTATTAAACCTATACCTGCTGCTTTTAGTGCAGTACCTATACCTTTTACTGCTTTACCTACTCTACCAAAACCTTTATCAGCTTTTTTTGTACTATCTGCTAATTCTTTTGTGCTTTTTTTAGCTTTATCTAGTCCTTCTGCTACTTCACCTATATTTGATTTTATTATTGCTTCTACTATTTCTTGCTTTGTTGCCATATTATACTATATTTGTTTCACTTATTACTTCATGTAGTGTTACTGATGCACTCCATAAATTATGTACGTTGTTTCTATCTTGTACGTTTACACTAATAGATGGTACACCACCTGTTGTGCTATCTGCCATAATACAAGTACCATTTACACCTACTTTAGCTATATTTCTACTAAAACCTACTATAAAAGACATTACACCAACTTGATTTATTTTTACTGCACCTCTTATATTTCTATATGAGTAATTACCAGCAGTTCCTGATGTACCACCTAGTTCTAATCTTGTTATATAAATATCATAACCTATTATAGAGTTGTTTTCTACATTTATAAAACTAGAACCATCTCCTTGTATAGTCATGTTTGTTGCAGTATTATCTATTGTAACACAAGATAATTCTAATGTAGATGTTTTTCTTCTACTGTTAAATGTTACTGCATTTGTACTGTCTGATATTGCCCTTTTACCGCCACCTAAGACAATTTCGCTTTGTCTTGATACTGTACCCCTAGAACCACCTAAAATGTTAGAATTATTAAAATCTCTTTCTACTGTATGTTCTGATCCTAATACACTTACATTACTATTGTAACCTCTTACTAAATTTTGCGTACCTGTAACTATTGTGTTTTGTACTTTTTCTCTAATTGTATTTCTTGTTCCTGTTTGTTTTACGCTTTGTGTATCAAAACTTTTAATCAAATCAGTATTAAAATTAAAAGCCATACATACACCAAGTGCTTCATCATATTTAAAACCATACGCTTCACAAGTTTGTTTATTAGCTAGTAAATCTGAATTTGTACCATCAGTAAAAAATACTTGTCC